ACATTACATATTGATATTTGCGTAAAAAAAATAAACAAAGATAATAATTATTTAGACCATTTTTGTGATAGACACAATTGGAGTATTAATAAAACAGAATTATTTCCATTAAAAACAGTAAAGTTTAATCAAATTTTAGTTAAAATACCCAATAAATCAAAAACTTATTTAAAAAGATTATATGGAGAAAATTGTATTGATGAAATACAAACTAGAGGTAATAAATATGATTGGGAAGAATATTAAATTAATTTAAATAATATTTATTTATCAATATATATATTATTATGTCCAGTAAATTCACTCAACTACTCATCAAAGAAAATATTAAAAAATTTAATTTTATTAAAACTAAAAAAATATGTGAAAATTGTCCAAAAAAAATTAAAAAAACCAATTGGACAACTGATAAAAATAAAAGATTAGAAAAAAAAAAATTGGACAACTAATTAACAATTTGAACAATTTAAATCAGCACAAATTTTTTTTTTATTTAATCTACAACATCCATATCTTCCACCGTTACATTCATTATCTTTAGTTTCAAATACTACATTTCTTCCTCTATACCAAAATACTAACATAAATAAAAAAAATATTATTAAAATAAATCCTGCTATCTGTAAATCTTTCGCACTATATCTAGTCATTTATATATATTATTATTTTATTTTTAAGAAAATAATTTATTCATATTTATTACTTCAGGTTTATTATTATCCTTTGTATATAATTTTAAAATTAAATCATTATCTCTAATTCTCAAAGTATAATCATTCTGACTACTACTTCTACCTACTCTTCCAAATGCTTGTATCATTTTTTCTTGTGTCATATTTTTTAAATCTTTACTTAAATATCCGTGACAAAATTGATAATTTGTTCCATAAATATAATCACTTGAAGCTATAATTAAATATAATTTTTGTTCTGTTGCTAATTTTTTCATAATATCCATATACTTTTTATTTGGATGATTCGCAAATACACCTATTCCCATTAACAGTAAAATTTTCCATTCTTTATTTATATTCAAATACATAATTTCTGATACTACATTATCATCTATATTACTAGTAAATACATTACTTACTTCTTTATTATTTGCCCATTCTTTTATATGAAATTTACTATTTGGGACATATTTACTTGATAATTCTATTGGATTAATTTTTGATTTTAATTCTTTTACTTTTCTTCTATATTCTTGCTCTGCTTTAAAATCTGTTGAATTATTATTTTTTGATTTATCTTTTTCTAATTGTTCAGAACCTAATTTATCTTTTCGATGTATTTCATCTTTTTCTACTTTCTCCAAATCTAACATATATCTTTCATTTCTATTCATTATCGTCATAATATTATCTAACTCCTTATCTGGAATATTAGACACTTTTAAATAAAACATTGCCATTTTTTCTACATTTTCTGTAAGGAAAATTGTTGGACCATCCGTTAATGTGTAAGCATCTTCAGTTGTAATTTTTATAACTGAATTGTGCATTTTCACTCTATTTTTTTGAAAATAATTGTAAATATCATTATAATTTTTTTTTATTAATAATAATAATCGTAAGTAATAAATTTTTAAATTTATTATATTAATATCTGATATTGATTCAAAATAATTTTCAATATTGTAATCATTCGATATAAAATTATTTTTATTTACATAATAGATAAATTTTACCATTTCTTTAACATCTAAATGTCTTAATATTGTTTTGTTTTTTTCAATATGTCTAGCACATCTTTTTAATTTTTTATAATCACTATATAAGTAGTGAGGCATTACAATATAACCATTAACATCTAAAATTGGTATTGATTTTTTACATTCATAACTAATAATTTCACTTATATTATTTGTCTTAAATTTATTTTTAAAACTAACTGTCATAGGGTAAATTTCATCCATATTTGGTAATGTAGCTGATGATAAAACTACATTAGGTATTTCATTATTTTTCCAATTTTTTTGTAATATTTCATGAAATTCATGATTATCATAATCTAAAGTTATTGTTGGTTCATCCCAATACCAAATTATTTTTTCTTCATCATTAAATGCCAACATATAATTCATAGCTGGTAAATAAGATTGAATATCAGTTATTATTAATTGAACCTTTTCACCATTACTATTATCTACTCTAAAAATAGCTCCGGTTCTTCTATTTTTAACATAGTCTTTTGCCGCAAAATAATGTAATCTTATATCTCCTGCGTCCTTACAACCAAACGCAATTGCTATTGGTATTTCCATTGAAATACATGCTTTTGCTAATTGTAATCCAATATGTTTAGCCGCACATGTAAATATAATCTTTTTCCCACTAGCTAATCCTACTGGAGACATTGTTTTTCCTGTTCCTGTAGGCGCTTGATATAATATTAATTTTGAACCTAGTCTTTTACAAGATTTAAATAAATCTTTTTGATGTTCATACAATTTCATATCATTGAATTTAAATACAACTTCATTTTTTTCAATATTATCCAAAGCATTTTTTATTAGTTTTCTTTTATTAATTTCATTTTTATAATTTTCAATTATATAATTTATAAATTTTAAAACATATTTATTAACATTCAAAACTGAATTTTTCAATAATTGTGTTAATGTATAATAACTTTTAGGACATAATTTTTTTTTAAAGAACTTTTGAGAATTATCTAATAAAATAAACTCATAAACATATTCTTTTAAATCATCTATCTTTTTAGAACTATTTTTTAATCTAATTAAATCTTTTTGTTTTAATTTTTTCATTTTTTTTTCATTTTTTAAAATTTTTTTTATATCAAAAGATAAATTATATTTTTCTACAATTTTTATAATTATATTTTTAAAATAATTTTCAAACAAATATAAATGAAAATTTTCATCACTATTTTCGTTTATTTTCATATAACCTAATAAACTTTTAGAATTATTGTAAGTATGATTTGTATTATTAAATCCATTATAAATTAAATTTAAAATTATCTTTTCTTTGGGATTTACTGGAATTTCCAAATATTCCCATTCACTTTTAGTAAGTTTTTGCTGTGTTAAGTCCATTATTACTACTTATATTTATTTATATTTAATATCATTTCAATTTTAGTAAAATCATATTAAATATTAATAGTTTAATATATAAAATATGCATTATATATTTACAATCGAAGGAAATATTGGTTCAGGTAAATCTACTTTAGTAAAAAAATTAAAAAATATTTTCCATTATCTTGATAATATTCAAATTATATTTTTAGATGAACCTGTTTCAGTTTGGGAAAGTATAAAAGATAAAAGTGGCAAAAATATTATAGAAAAATATTATGAAAATCAAAAAAAATACGCATTTTCTTTTCAAATGATGGCTTATATTTCAAGAATACATCAGATAAAAGAAATTTTAAATAAAAATAATAATGTTATAATTATTTCAGAAAGATCCGTTTTTACTGATAGAGAAATATTTGCGAAAATGTTATATGATGATAAAAAAATAGAAGAAATTGAATATAATATATATCTTAAGTGGTTTGATGAATTTGTTAGAGATATACCCGTTTCAGGAATAATATATGTTAAAACAGAGCCAGAAAAATGTGAAAGTAGAGTAATTAAAAGAAATAGAAAAGGAGAAAATATTCCATTATCTTATTTAAAAAATTGTTATAATTATCATGAAAATTGGTTAAATAATGAAACAATACCTGTATTAATATTAAATGGTAATAATGAATTTATTAATGATTTACCAGTAGGTTGGTTTGAAACAATTCAAAAATTTATTAAAGAATTATCACCTGATTTTTTTTCAAATAAAATTAATTTAGAGGATTTATTAAGTAGTGGAATACCGTATTTTTAATCTAAATCTTTTATTAAATATGTTGTAAACATTGATTTACCTTTAAATTTCAATATATCTAATTCTGTGTTTGTAGTTGGAAAATCATCATTTCCATATACATCTTGTAATAATAACCATTCAAATAATCCACCAGGATATATATAAACATTTACAAAACCTAAACTAATTAATTGTTGATATTTTTTCATTAAATTTGGAGCATTTGCGTTTTTATCATAGACTATTATATTTATATTAATTTTTTCATTAAGATATTTATTTATTACTTTTTCTTCAATGTTAATAGGTATAGTTTTTTTTATTAAACAAGATTGTTCATTAGGGCTAAGAGTATTTATTAATAAACAATTATTGGATTGTTTTATAGCATATTGAATATCTTCAAAATTTACTTTATTTACCGAAGGTGTATTTCCCATAGATATTTTAAATAACTAAATTATCTTTATTAAGTTATTTAAAAAATAATAATTAAAATCCTAATTTTTCTGCCGCATTTAAGAACAACCAATATGGGAAATCTTCGGTTTGATAAGCTTTCTTAGTTAAATAAAAGTTTTTATCACTAATTATAAATGTTCCTTCATTTTCTGCTCTTTCTCTACTTGTTGTTCCTGGTATATAAGCCATGTTAGAGCCAGGCATAAATTTTAATGCTTCTCCTCTTTGTAAAGATGTATCTAATGGGTCATAACAAAAATCTCTTCCACCTCTCATAACGTTTCCTGGGTCACTTACACCTAGTAATTGTCTAGGATTATGCGCACATTTTAATCCTGGAGCACAATGTGAATCTCTATCACAATCTCCTTCTCCCTTTTTTAAAGGATATTTATTTTTTGGTTTCCAATTATACCATTTGGCTTCTGCTATTTCTGGCTCTTTAGATATAAATCGACTTTTTTCTAATTTACTACTGAATTCAGCCCAATTATTTTTCCAATAATTTTTAGAAATATTTAAAAAATTCCAAAAAGGGAAATGTGTTTTTTGATACACATTATTTGTTAATATATATTTGCTTCTACTATTAGAAGTCCAAGTATATTCATTTTTCCAATATTTTTTATTTGGTTGTCCTAATGCTAATAAATTGTGAAAATTACTAGCTCCATCAAATGATAATGAATCAAAATCAGTTCCTATGTTCAAAACTTTTACACCTTTCATACATTTCATCATCAATGTAAAATCTTTCCAACATGGTTTATCAAATGGAATTCCTGGTATTTTACCAAAACATTTCAAATTTGAATCAATTGTTTTATCAAAATTATCCCATTTGGGAGATATTAATCCTGTTCTTGAATTAACTTTTTCTGATAAAATATTTTTTTTATAATCTTCCTTTGTCATTCCTCCATTTTGTCCATTAATCCAATTTGATGTAACATATGAATTTGGACCACTTATATTTTTTGGGTTTAATTTTCCACTATCTTTACAACCAGTTTCATTATATAATTTTTGCGCACACTCTTTTGGTCTAGGAATAAATCTATTTAAGCAGGGGCTAAACTCGGTATTGAAACATTTCTTATTAGCATCATTCGCTTTTTTGTAATCTCTTGATGTTTTTGCTACTTTTCTTATATTATTCATATTATTTCCTACTGCTATATAACCATTGCTATTCCATAATTTTTTTTGTTCATTAGTTGCTCTATCAAATACACCACCTGTACATCCTGAACTTCTCCATAAATCTTCTAAACAAGCATCACTATGAGGACCTGTCATCATATTTTTACTAACACAAGGAAACATTTGATTAAATTTAGCACAATCTTTAGGTTCTATTAAGGAACCCTTAAATGGCCATTGATTTGGGTCATAACAATAATCTTTATAACCTTGATTTGGTTTCAACTCTTTTCCATCTGCTCCAACTATTCTTTTTACATTTCTTCCATCATGACCACATTTTAAAGGTTGTCCTGAACTATTATAACCACAATCCTCATCTCTATCACAATCTCCTTCTCCTGTATCTAATGGAGCACCATAAGGTTTTGCTGCTGGTGTCATTGAACCATCACTATTTAACTTTCCTCTTTTAGGCTTGCCACCTTTATCTGGTGACCAACCTAAAAATTTTTTAACTGTTGTCGGATACCTTTTATTTTTCCATTCTTCAGCCCATTTGCATTTATCATCGTCATACTTTGGAACTAATCCTCCATCTTCTCCTATTTTAGCCGGAACTCCCTTACCTGTAGCAGGACACCACGCACATTTAACATTTGGATATGATTTACCATTCTCATCTTTTGGTATATTATCTCCACAATTTTTCATTCTAGCACATATTCTTTGTTCTTTTTTTTTGGTGCAGAAATATACTGCTTTTGGACCTGGTGAAACCCAATCTCCTTGATTTTTACTTCTTCCATCTCCTTGTTTCCATTTACTATTTATACATACTTCACCGAGGGGACCTTTTGTTTTTGAATCGTAAGCCGATATTTTATCTGTATCTACACAATATCCACAATCATTACTAGCTAATAAACTACAATCAGCATCATCACTTACATTATATCTTTCACATTTATTAATTTGTTTTTCATATGATGATAATTCTATAGAGCTTACTGATGGGTTGATTACTTTTGTTTTAACAACAGAATCACTCATATTAGTATTTCCTTCTACTACTCTAATTTTCAAATGTTCTCCATTTGTGTTTTCTACACTTGGATGAAGTTTATTTTTCCAATACTTTTCTTTTTTTTTTAAAATTTTTTTATAATCCTCTCTGTGTTTATCTATATCAAAATTTTCATTTTTATTTTTGTAACTACTTATTATTGTCAATATTAAAACTAATCCAAATAATATTAATCCTAAATGATACATTTTCATATATATATTTATTATATATATTAAATTTAAATTAAGTTGGTTTAGGGTTACAATACTCCCATCTGCTGTGAATTAAATTAGTGTAACACCATATACCTTGACTTTCCCCATCGGGATTTCTACAAAAGTTATGATTTCCTAATCCCGACCCTGGATGTCTTTCTGGTGTTCTGCTATGTCTATGAGGAGATTGTGATGTCCATTTCTGACATGTCTTACCTGTTGTAGTAAAATTTTGACAACCTCTATAGTATCTACCTTTATTTTCAGTTCTACGACTTTCGTCACAAACATTTACTGGAGTAAAATTTTTTTTCTCATAAATATCCCAATTACCAACTTCTTTTGGATCTATATTTCCTAAAATATCTACATAACAATCTGTTTTTTTCCCAGATAATGCTGTATTTTTTGGAACTTGTATATACTTACAGTTTTTCATTGGCTTACATTTTTCTTGACACTGAAGTGCTGTCAAATTTTTGTAGTGCTTTACATATCCTCTATCTAATATACTAAATGGTTCTTTTGAATTCCATACACCCACAAAAACTAATGTTGTTATTAAAACTAATACCTTTAACATCATATTTTCAATATCAGTTGATGAATAATAAAAATATAATATAACACATAAAATAATATAAATAATTGGTATGTTTGGACCCAAATATCCTGAATTTATAATATGAATTATTCCAAATGTTAATAATACTGAACCAATACCATAAAATCCACTCTTTTTATAACCTATATAACAAAAATAAATAAATGTAATCAATAGTATTATTTCTGAAATCATTTTATATTAATATGTTATTTTTTTATAATAATATATTAGTTAAAAACTGCTATAAATCCTAAAATACCAATAAAGATGTAATAAAATAAAAAATGATAATCATTTTTTATAAAATTTCTTACAACGTAATCACTGATTCCAAAAAAACAAATATATAATAACACCCAACCCATTTCTTTAAAAACTCTATTCATTTAATTTATATAAATATAATTTAAATTAGTTACAATATTCCCAACGTCTGTTTCTATCGGTAGTATAACACCAAACACCTTTTTCTTCACCATCGGGATTTCTACAATAATTATGATTACCTAATCCTTTCGCATTTGCTAATTTCCACCATTTAGTACAGTCAGCTACAGCCGTTCTTTTGTGGAGTGAACTACCTCCACACCAATTCCATCTACTTACATATGATCTACAAGGTCTTGAAGCTGAAGCTCCTTTTGCTGTTATACATTTTTTTGGTAGTAGCAGGGAGCCAGAAGAGTGTGGATTTGAATTTTCTGTCCATTTCTGGCACGTGCGACCAGTTTTTGTCCAATTTCTTTTTCCTCTATAGTCTTGTCCTCGCCATCCATATCTTTGACCTTTCACCCATTCTGGGGGGCTTTCTGATGATTTTAATTCTGTTTTGTATTGTTTATCAACACAATAATCCCAACTAGATTTTGCTGGTTTTTCTTTATTTGAACATCCAGGAACTGGTATAGGGTCATTGCCATCTCGTTGCCAGCAAACTAAACCAGACTTACAATCACTATCTCTATTACAATCACCTTCACACTTACCCAATAATCCTTCTTTTACATTTGTAAATTTTTCTTTTAGTTTTGGCATATTTAAAGGTTTAAAACTTTTATCAAGGCAAACTTTATTACCACATCGTTTTGTTTCCTTTAAACTACCACAAGGTTTACCACCGTATTGAGCATTGAATATAGTTTTACGAGTTTTAGTTTTAATTCCAGCATATTGTTCGTCTGGAAATCTAGAATTACATGATTTAGAGCAATTGCTCCAAGATGACCATTCTGATTGTACACAATCTAAAGGAGCTGGATACTTAAGCATAATATTATTAATTTTATCCTTACAAGTTTCTTTGCAGCTAGAAGCATTTTGAGTACAACTTTCTCTAATTCTTAGTTTTGAAATATTTATCCATCCATCTTTTTCAATTAAAGAACTGTTGTGAGAAGGAGATACTCCTGGCCATCCAAACCATTTTTTCTCATCATCTGTTTGATTTTTTCTTTTAACAGTTCTTAATAATTCTCCTCCAGGTGATTTATATTTTCTCTCATACCACATTACTTGCGCAGCTTTTCTTCCATTTACTTTTCTTAAATCAGTAACTATTCCATCATATTCTATATTATTAATAATTCTAAAAACTGTATCACCTTTTTTTATTCCTGGTGGTGGTTCCGGAACTTTACCGTAACAAATTTTAGATGTTTTTAAACGTGTAGGATAATCAATAGCATCAGTTGTTAATTGTTGAAGACTAGATAAATTTTTATTATATTCTTCTATACTAGTTGTTTTTCCTCCATCTTTAAATGAAACATTACCTTCGCTGTCTAATAACATTTGTTTTTTATTATATTTATTTACATCTTTTATATGATATTTTATAGATAATGAATTTCCCTTTAAATTTTTATAACCTGTTCCTTTTTCTGTACATCCAATATTCAAATATTTCTTTTTTAAACATTCAGGATGAGGTATTCCATTTTTATTATATTTACTATCACAAGGGTCTAACTTTTTACTATCTCCCAAACAATATTCAGAAGCATCTTTTGCCGTCTCGTAATTATTATTATTTATTAATTTTTCCATTTTTGTAAATTCTAAACCTACTTGTTCATAAGAACGTACATATGGATGTATTCCATAATTTTTACCTAATTTATCAGTAAAGTCATTAACTGTCATACCTACATCTGTTGCTTGTTTTTTTAATCCTTCTGGCTTACAACCGCTTAATTTCCATAATTTTTGAACACATTTACCTGTATGGGGACCACTTTTATGATATGGTGTAATACACGGATGTTCGTTTAAAAAAGAACCACATTTGTCTTTTGTAAGTAATTTACCTCCTTCAAAAATACCCGATGAAGGACATTTATCCTGTTCTGGATACATTAATGTATCAGAACCTGGATTTTTTGGTAAAGCTATACCTAAAGTTGGACACCAACCACATATTTCTTCTAAACCATTTATTAAATCACCACAGTCAGTCACCCTGGCACATTGTTGTTTGGCTGTTAAATATTGACACTCTTTTTTATTTCTAGTCCATTGATCTTTTTTACATTGGACATCATCTATTGTATTATTTTCATCTCCATACGAAAAACCCTGTCCTGTATTGGGAACTTCGCCTAATACATCTTTGGCACAATATCCACAACCAAATTCACCATCAGGTGGATTAGAATCAGGCAACGCATCGCAACTTGATATTGAGTTACATACATCAATAGCTGTATCTGCCCTAGTTTTTGGTATTACTCTATCTGCTGGTTTTTCTTCTAAACTCAATTTATTACCATATCCTTCTTTTATTCTCACTGGATACAAAAAATCAACTCCTTTTTTTATTTTTTGTTCACCTGGAATACTTGATTTTATTTTATAGTTTCTAGAATTTTTTTTTATTAATTTATCATTATCATTTATTACCTTATCTAAATTTAAATCATAATCAACAAATGATTCCTTATTTATATAATAAATTTTTACTAATAAAACACCTATTAAAATTAATCCTAAAATTAATAATTTCATATATAATTAACACATAAAATTATATTTACGTAAAATCCACAACAATTTCTACTTGCTCTTTTTTTATACTTTTTGACGCAGATATTGATAGTTCTTCTCTTTTTTTTCTAGTTTTACTTGTTGTTTTTTCTTTTCTATTTTTTGCTGTACTATTTCTTTTATTCATATCATTATTAATTTGAATTAAATTTTGTTCAATATAATTAATTATCTTATTTTCTAAAGCCCATCTAAAAAAATTTAGTTGACCAATTGTTGTTTGAATATGGGTGTCATTTTCATATGGAATTGTTATTCTTTCCCATCTACAAAATGGATCAAATCTTCTTTTAGAGTATGCTTTTAATTTTAATTTATAATCAATATATACTTTAAATCTTTTTTCATCTCCATTTCTTTGTTTTAAAGGATATACCGTATAATATTTTTTTGAATAGTTTGTAGCAAACCAATCAATTAATCTTAATGATATTTGTGATTCACCATTTATAATTGGTAATATTTTTTCCATATTACCATTTTTATTATAAAATTCTAATAATTTACTTAATAATAAACCATTTTGTGTTGTTAATGATGTCATATAAAATATCTATTATTTAATCTTTAAATAGTTATTGAATTTTCTCTTTTTGATTACTATCCTTAGGTCTCAAAAACCTATCCTGATTATTTATATCATCTAAATAATTATTTTCAAATAAATATGGATTTATTAATCCCTGTATTATTAAATCTCTACTTGCCATTCTTTGATTTGATAAATCTTTTTTATTACTGTATATTTTTTCATGTTTATTTATTAATTCTTCTTCTATATTTGTTTCTCTCATATCTATTATTTTTTTTTCTCTTTTTGTTTTTAATATTTCACTATTATCTTTTGATTCCCATTTTTTTAAATTATATTCTCTTTTTTCCATTTAATTAATATTAATTTTTATTTTTTGAAATAAAGACGCATTTATATAATATTATAGATGGTCTCTATCACTGACTTTGATAGATGTTGTATATGTCATGAAGATTTAATTAGTAATATATATGAATTACCTGAATGTGGTCATACATTCCATACTAATTGTATTATGCATTGGTTTAGAACTGACCATAATACATGTCCCCTTTGTCAAAATACAGGAATTAACTATCAAATAGCATTTCAACAAGCTAATTCTTCTCATTATACTGAAAAAAGACTATGGGAAAATTATTATATGGAAGCATGTAAATACGTTAAGAAAAAAGATGCTGATAAAGAAATAATTTCAAAAGTTAAAGCAATAAAAAAAACTATTGAAAATGATAAAAATAAGAAAAACCAATTTAAAATTTGGAAAAATAACACATCTGATGGAATATCTAGTAATAAAAAAATTTATGAAAAATTTATGAAATTTCAAAGAGATAAATGGAGAATTCATAGAGATATATGGAAAAGAAAGATTGCTGTCGGATATTTATATTTTCATAAATATAAAAAAAATAAAATTATTATTGCTGAAAAAGTTCAAATATCTTAAAATTGATATAATTAATATTTGACTTATATTTATTATATAATGGCACTTAGAATTAATCCAGAATTAACAGGACTTTCTATTGGAATACGACTTGCTGTATTTGGAAAATGGAGTGAAATACATGGACACGATGCTGATGAATCATCAGAAATTATTAATTCTATGAAAAGAAAAAATATTATATATTATGATGAGCAACCAATAGATAGTGATGACGAAGAATATCAAGATGACCCTTCTACGTTTACTGCTATAGATAATATTGATTATGTCAAATATATTATGGAAGAATGTCCATATGAATATGAAATTGGTATAATTAGTCTAAGTTATATATATCATGATAGATTATTTGCTATTAAACAATTTGGAATAGAAAAATTTCAAAGAAAATGGAGAGATTATTGGAAAAAAAAACAAAAAAAAATTATGTTTATGAAATCTATGAAAAATCTTAAACATAGAGAAATTTATGGTAAAAATCTTTCAAAATAATAAATATTTATTGGTATTTAAATATATTTTCACCCCCCATATATCCATGATAATAACAATAAACACTAATTTCATTGAAATCCCCTGTTACAGTTATATCTACATCTCCATAAAAAAAATCATATGAACCGTCGTCTGTTGTTCCACTAACACTTTTATAAAATAATGATAGATTTTTTTTCATTCCACCATGTATCCCACATTGATAATAAATATCTCCTGCGGTTGTACTATGACCTTTTGGTATGGTTATTGTAATACTACCGGATGAACCTGATATACCAGTTTTGTTTCCAAGATTGTTATTTACAAATTTATCTACTCCGTTCATAGAAATTTTAAATGGATGATTTGTACTAATATTATCGGCTTCGAATTTGTATGTTCTGCCTCTCATAAATCTAAATATTTCATTTCCTATTTGTATTGTATTACCATTAGAATCTTTAAATGTATAGTAATCCCCATTTGTTGGAGACTGTGCTCCACCACTTACTTTTATTATAATTGGAGAATTTACATTACTAGTTCCTACATATGTAATTTCAGATGTTTTACTAGAATTCAAAAGTGCTATAGGATGTCCAATTGGAACATTTTTTAACTTATATGATCCTGTAGATAATTTATATTTTAAATTAGAATCATAACTAGTTCCATTATTGAATACATATTTATTTCCATTTGATGATACAATATTTACTGTACTTTCACTGTTTAAATTAACATCATTGTTTTGATTTTGATTTTGATTCTGATTTGATGATACGTTAGGCAACTGTTCTGATGATACATAACTTCTTTTTTTTATAGCATTCCAAGCACTTGTTCTTCTACCTACACTACCTAACATACCTAACATTACTGAACCATATCCTTCAGGTATTTGGTCTGTTGTTCCCATTGCTGTTCTAGTACTAGATACTCTTCTTGGCACATATCCGCTCATTATATATAGAACTAATATTAAAATGTTTTAATTATTCGCATTTGTTTCGTAAATTTAAATTTTTCATCATTCATAGTTCTCCTATTTAAATTACATTTTAAACAACAAATAACTACATTATCTTTATTATGACCTATAGAATTATCTATTCTATCTAATGTCCATTGATTTTCTTCTCTAACATTTTCATATGCTAATAAACAATTACTTTTACAATAATAACATCTTAGCTTTGAAATTACTAACTTTTCTAAACATTCTTCATATCTAATAATTTTATTTTCATCCAAAATTTTTTTTTTAATATCCTGATTTTTATATCCATTAATTTTTCTCTCCACTTCTCGTTTTAAGAAGTCCATTCCATCGTATTTTTCCTCTAAAAATAATTTATTTAAATATTCTATTTGTGTAAGTTTATCAAATACCTTTTTATTTTTTATTTTTTCTGTTATTTTTCTTTTTTTATTTTTTTTATTTGATAAACCATCTATATTTCGTTTTCCTTTTATTATTATTTTTTTCATATATTATTTAATCTTATAAAAAAATAGTATAGAATTAAATTAAAATATTATATATATAGATGAGTGAAGTATGTCAAGAATTACAAAACATAAAATATCAAACTATGCTTTTAAATCATAATTCAAAAATATATGAATCTACTCCTAATACCGAAAATATTGAAATTTTTTTAAAAAATGAAAAAGAATCTAATAAAAATAAACCATGGAGTAAATTGAGTAAGGCAAGTAAATTAAAAAAAATTAGTGAATATTCTCTTTCATACTCCAAAGAACATAATTTAAATGAAAATCAAGGTAAAGAATTAAAATTATATTTATCAAAATGTTTAGAAAGAAAAAAATTACAAAGACAAAAAGATGTTATATATGATATTGAAACTAATAAAATTATATCCATTTCTTCTTTAATTTATAATAAATCTACAAATAAATTTACACTAAAACGACACGATAAAAAAACTTCTACTCTTAAATGCTTAGCGCCTAAAAAAATAAAAAAAAAAATTAGAAAACAAAAAATTAAAAAAAATAAAATTGATAATTAATTTAAATAAATAAATACATTAATATTACTATGAATAACACATATTGGAATGACCTTCAAATATTAAAGGACATTCAAGATGATTTAATTATAGAAGAAAATAAATATACTGATAAAGATATTGAAGAATTTAAAGAAGGTATTATGTATTTTATTGATGATTTTATAAATCAAAATATTAAATTATACAAGGAATATGATTTTGAAAATATTGTTTTTGGGTCATTATATAAAACTATATATGAAGCATATAGTTTTATGATTAATGATTTAGAAATAGAATTTGATTTAGAATCTAGTATTTATGATTCAATGGAAATTTACTTTTATAAACATCATTGTTTCAGATCTTATAGTGGAACTACTATAGTAGAAAAACCAGATAAAATTAAAATTAAAAAATTATTAAAACAATATGAAAATGTTGAACAACCCGAACAACAAACAAAAGAATGGTTTGAATTTAGACGTGAAGGTTTATCTGCCAGTGATATATGGAAAGCATTAGATACACAATCACAAAAAAATAATTTAATTTATGGTAAATGTAAAAATATTGATATGACAAAAAAACAAAGCGTTAATATTCATAGTGCTTTTCATAATGGACATAAATATGAACCATTATCTATTATGCATTATGAATTTGATTTTAATACTATTGTTGGTGAATTTGGTTGTATAAAACATAAAGAATATCCATTTCTTAGAGCTTCTCCTGATGGAATAAATATTAAAGAATCTAATGATTTATATGGAAGATTAGTTGAAGTTAAAAATCCTATTTCTAGAAAATTAACAGGAACACCAAAAAAAGAATATTGGATACAAATGCAGTTACAAATGGAAGTATGGGATTTAGATGAATGTGACTTTTTAGAAACTGTTTATAAAGATTATGATTCAGAAGAAGATTTTTACAATGATGGCGAACTATTTACTAGAACAGCAAAAGGAAATAGAAAAGGCATTATTATTCAATTCTTTCATAATGAAAAACCTCATTATGAATATTCTCCTGTTGATATTTCAAAAAAAGAATTTGATAGTTGGTATAATAAAATTATGGAAAAAAACTCTAATATGTCATGGGTTGCTAATTGTTATTGGTATTTAGAAGATTATTCATGTGTCTTAGTTCCTAGAAATAAAAAATGGTTTAAAGAAGTTTATCCTGATTTTAAAGAACTTTGGGATACTATTTTAAAAGAAAGAAAATCTGGATTTGAACATAGAAAACCTAAGAGAAAAAATACTAAAAAAAAATTAACTCCTAATTCTTTTAATAAACTTAAAAAAGATACTGAACAATTATTTATTGATTCTCAATTAAGTCCTAAAATAGATGAACAACAAAATATTATTATTAAGGTTAGAACTGAATCTTTTGATTTTCCTGATAATTAATTTATATTTGAGCAATAAAATCCTACTCTTCTACAACTAAAACCTGGATTACAATCTTTTTTTTCCTTTTTTCTTTTTTTATTTAATCTAAAATTTGGTGGATTTTCTATTTTTTGAGGCATTAATTTTGTTTCAGTTTCCATTATTGCAAATTTCTCCTTATATCCTGATAATACAAAAAATACACATAAAATCATACCTACAAATATAATTATATTTAATATATTCATTCTTATACAATATAATTATATTATTATTCATCTGTTAAAAAATTAAAAGCTTTCTCTTCTGTTAATCCTCTTAGTATAAAGTATATTTGTTTTTTTAAGTTTTCTCTTTCATATTTTCCTTTCATTTCACATAAAGCATCTATTTTTCTAGAATGACCTATACTAATCTCGGATTCACTTTTTAAAAAATGAACACATATATTTTTAAGATGAAAATAGTATGAAATATAAAAATCATCATGATAATTTATGTAATCATAATCTTTTATTTTATCATAATATTTTTGAAAATCTTTTAATTTTTCTGAATTTATAAAATACCCATTCGCACCTTGTCCTATCATTATACCCATCAATGGATAACAATGATATGAACCCACATCACAATTTACATTTATTTTTTTATAATTTATAAAATCTTCTATCATATTTTTTTTATAAATATTATCATCATCTACCAAAATTATATAATTTTTATTGTTATTAAAATCTATTACATTATTTTCATATAAACCTAATAATTTTGTTCCTGGACCATAATCATTATCTAACATATTTAATATCACATTATGTTTTGAATATTTTTCCATAAAATAATTTAATTTATTTTTATCTATAGAATAATTAAATCTCATTGAATATTTTTTTGGAATATTTACTATTATTTTATCCGCTTTTTTTGTCTGATTTAATAAACTATCTATTGTTAAATTTAAATTATCAAATTTTGATGGTATTGTTGTAAGCGAAAAGATAAAATTTATCATTATATTATTATTTCTAATTTATTATTTAATTTATTATTTTTAAAAACTAATTATAATATTTTCAAACAACTATTTAAAATATTATAATTATAATATTATACAATTATGCAAAACGAAGATACTGTTATTAAAAGAAATGGAACTAAGGAAATTATTTCATTTGATAAAATATTAAAACGTATTAAAACTTTGGGAAAAGACCTGAATATAAATTACACATCATTAGCCAAAAAAATTATTGATAGACTTTATGATGGTATTCCTACCACTTTAATTGATGAACTTACCGCACAACAATGCGCTTCTTTATCGACCACTCATCCAGACTATGGTATTTTAGCTAGTAAAATTTTAATTTCCAATTGTCACAAAAATACCAGTAATAATTTTTTAAACGTATGTAAACAACTATATGAATTTGTAGATATTCATCAAAATAAAAGTTCTATTATCTCTGATAATCAAATGTCTTTAATCAAACAAAATCATACTGAATATGAAAAAATCATTGATTATAATAGAGATTATTTAATTGATTATTTTGGATTTAAAACTCTAGAAAGAGCTTATTTATTAAAAATAAATGGAAAAATCGTAGAACGCCCTCAACATATGTGGTTAAGAGTATCTATTTGTATTCATAATGGCGATTTAGAAAAAGTTAAGGAAACTTATGATTTAATGAGTCAAAAATATTTTACACATGCTACTCCTACTCTTTTCAATGCTGGAACTCCTAGACCTCAATTAAGTTCTTGCTATCTTATTGCTATGGAAAGTGATAGTATTAGAGGTATTTATAATACACTAGGCGATTGTGCTGCTATATCCAAGTGGGCTGGAGGTATTGGATTACATATTCATAATATTAGATGTGCTGGCTCTCACATTCGAGGAACAAATGGAACTTCAAATGGTATTGTTCCCATGTTAAGAGTTTTTAATAATACCGCTAGATATGTCGATCAGGGTGGTGGAAAAAGAGCTGGCTCATTTGCTATTTATCTAGAACCCTGGCATGGTGATATTGAAGAATTTCTTGAAATGAAAAAAAATCACGGTGATGAAGAAGCACGCGCTAGAGATTTATTTTATGCTCTTTGGATTCCTGACTTGTTTATGAAAAGAATTAGTGAAAATGGTGATTGGACTTTAATGTGTCCTGATAAATGTCCCGGACTTAGTGATGTTTATGGTGATGAGTTTGATTCTCTATATCAAACATATGAATCTGAAGGCAGAGGAAATAAAACTATTAAAGCTAGAGATTTATGGTTCAAAATATTAGATAGTCAAATTGAAACTGGAACACCTTATATGTTATATAAAGATGCTTGTAATAAAAAATCTAATCAAAAAAATTTAGGAACTATTAAATCTAGTAATTTATGCACTGAAATTATCGAATATAGTGGCCCTGATGAAACTGCTGTTTGTAATTTAGCATCTATTGCTCTTAGTAAATTTGTTAAGGATACTAAATCCCCTTTTACAAATGAAGTTGTTATTTATACTAAAAATGACTGCAAATGGTGCGATTTACTTAAAGCTTTACTTAAACGTAAATCTATCGATTTTAAACAAATCAATATAAATCTAGATGATTTTGACGAATTTAAGAAAAAACATAATGTTGAAACACTTCCTATTTTGTATCACGGTGATACTCTTATTGGTGGTTATTCCAATACACTGGATTTACTTAGAAATACCTTCGATTATGATTTACTACATAAGGTCACTAAAGTTGTTACTAATAATTTAAATAATGTTATTGATATTAATTTTTACCCTACTGAAAAAACTCGTAATAGTAATATGAGACATAGACCTATCGGAATTGGTGTTCAAGGTTTAGCTGATGCTTTTGCTATGATGGATATTCCCTTTTTTTCCGATGAAGCCAAAAATATTAACAAACTTATTTTCGAAACTATGTATCACGCAGCATTAGAAATGAGTATGGAAATTTCTAAAGCAAATGTTCCTTATTCTACCTTTCAAGGTTCTCCTGCTAGCAAAGGTATTTTACAATTTGATATGTGGAATGTTACACCTTCCGATAGATATGATTGGAACGCACTCAAAAATAATATTAAAACATATGGTATTAGAAATTCATTACTACTCGCTCCTATGCCTACTGCTTCAACTAGTCAAATTCTAGGAAATAATGAATGTTTTGAACCTTTTACTAGCAATATTTACGTCAGACGCACTATAGCTGGAGAATTTGTTTGTATTAATAAATTTTTATTAAAAGAACTAATTGAATTAGGACTATGGACTGATAATATTAAAAATCAAATTATTAAACATAGCGGTTCAGTTCAAAATGTTGTTGGTATTCCACAGGCATTAAAAGAAAAATACAAAATTGTATGGGAAATACCTATGAAACATATTTTAGAAATGGCCGCAGATAGAGGAGCCTTTATTTGCCAAAGTCAAAGCACTAATCTTTGGATGAAAGAACCTACTTATAATAAATTAACTGCTATGCATTTTTACGCATGGAAAAAAGGCTTGAAAACTGGTATTTATTATTTAAGAACAAAAGCTAAAGCTGCACCTCAACAATTTACTATTGAACCTGATAAAAATAATAATTTAGAAGATGATGATGAAGAATGTTTAATGTGCGGTTCATAATTTAATATTTTATAATATATATATTAAATTATGAGTATTAATGAAAGAAAAAGAATTATGAATGAAAGATTTTATAATAAAATGAATCATATTTTTTTAGCTCATACCACTCCTAGACATCTTAAATTTGTTATTTCTTCATATATTGATATTGTTACTAGAAAGAGAAGTAGAAAAAAAGTAGAAGAAGCACTTATGGATATGCGTAATATTATAATAGAAAATAGTCCTCTTGAAAAATATAAACTTTTTTTTAAGTTAATACATAAATATAAAATCAAATATAAATTAGATACAAATGAATATTTTCTTTCTCCTAAGGCAGTTTCAGAAAAATTTAGAGAATCTAAATTAACAAAACAAAATGAAAAATTTTACAACGAAAAACTTGTTGAAGAAAAAAGAATTATACCAGGAAAAAATAGTGGAATTGGTCCACAAACAAGAGAAAGTATAGAAAGAGAAAATAGAGCTAAATTATCATCCAATTATCCTATGGTGACTTGGGAATCTATGCTTAGCAATGACCACGGTGGAGATATAATCAAATCTCCTAGCACCGCAATGAGTCAAGCTAGAAGGTTGGCTTCACCATTAGTACTCCCTCCGTCATCAAAACCTATTACTATTCCTCCTCCAAGCGTTCGAACTTCACCTCTATCTTTTAGAGGTGGTAAAAATCGCAAAAAATCAAAACGTCGTAGAAAATCTAAACGTCTTAGAAAATCTAAACGTCGTAGAAAATCATCATTTAGTAAAACCAAAAAACGTAGAAAATAATTAATATAGATAATATATATATATTAATTATGGTTGATAGAAGATTAAGTAATTGTCCTATATGTCAAGCTAGAAATGTTATGTTTATGTATAGGACTGATAATAGCACTAATCCTCCAACAGTAACTGCTCAATGTATTAATTGTAATGCTGTTATGAGAGTAAGTCCTCCAAGTCCTGATTTATCTCCTATGTCCGAAGTTAGACAAATAAACAGAATAAATCGTTCAATATCATCATCTCCACGCCCAAATAGAATTGGTTCTCTTTTTTATCAAACACGTCCATCTAACAGAGCACGAAATCTAGTAACAGAAGCACAGGTGCGTTTAAGAGATTCTCAAATCCTCGCGGAAGAGGCTAGAAGAAGACAACAAGCTACTCAAAATAGAATAGATGTAGGTAGAATAGTACAACTCACTCCCAGAGAAAGACAAAGAATTAATGAACAAAAAGTCGAAACAGACCCATCTGAAGAAAAAAATGATGAAAGTAATTCATCCCAACCTATATCACTTTCTCAACAACTAACTCAAAATGTAAATAATGACAGTGATGCGCCATCAACACCTCCTTCCAGTGCTCCTTCAAGTCCTCCTCCCCTCTTACGAGGTTCATATTCGTCATCCCCAATGCGACCTAGTAGTTCTATGGGTAATCATAGAGCAAATAGAAGACTTACTATGCCAGCACATGAACTAGCCCGCCGGCAAGCAGTAATGTTAATGAATGGCTTTCTAGGTCGAACACCCAATAATTCAGCAAATAGAAGAGCTATTGCTCAACGACTAGCTGACATTGATGCTCAACAGAGAGCAGCAAGCACTCCTTTACCACAATCTAATAATAGATTATCTCCTCAAATTAAAAACCTTATAAAAAAAATAAAGAGGGCCGAAAAAGTATCTATTAGACAACCTTCAGCAAGATATATATTTTGGGAAGATAGTAAAGCAAAAAAACCGGTAAAACCAAGAAAAGCATATGACCCGTTAATGGCAGATTCCACACCAATAAAAGAATTATTAGAGGAGAAAGACGAATTCGGTGACCCTCAAAATAATATAATATTACAACGTGATAAAAAACCTTTTGATGCTATTTCAATCCCAAAAA